ATTTACGCAAGCTGTCAATTTTTTTGCGCCAGCTTGACGCAGTGATTATTCCCGGCGTGACGCTTGATGTTAGCACCGCAACCATTTACACAAGCGGCAACACCACAAAGCAGCTGACAGCAACAACCGTTCCCGGAAATGCAGAAGTAACATGGGCTTCCAGCGACAGCACCAAAGCAAGCGTAAGTGACAGCGGACTTGTAACGGCACTTGCAGCAGGAAGCACCAACATTACAGCAACAATCACGGTTGACGGACAGACATACACCGCAACTTGCGCAGTGACAGTTGTTGCGCAGTCAATCAGTTTGAGCGACAGCACCGCAAGCATTGTGAAAGACGCTACAAAGCAGTTGACAGCAACGGTTGTTCCGTCTGGTTCAACAGTAACATGGGCTTCCAGTGATGAAGAAAAAGCAACCGTAAGTGACAGCGGACTTGTAACAGCCGTTGCAGCTGGCGAAGCAAACATTACAGCTTCCATTACAGTTGGCGGCGCAACAAAGACGGCAACTTGCGCAGTAACGGTTACATCCGAGTAAGCAAAGGAGGATAAAAGACAATGGCTAACGAAGTATCTATTTACGAACCCCGTACAATGGGCAGGGTAATTCAGAAGCTGCCGCCCGTTCGTACTTTTTTTCAGAAGCACTTTCTTCAAGCATGAAGAAACTTTTGTGACAAAGAGCGTTGATGTTGATTTCAGAAAGGGCAGCCGCAAGGTTGCACCGTTCGTTTCCCGTGTTATCGGCGGCAAAATCGTTCCTAACACCGGGTACGAAACAAAGACCTACACACCGCCACTTGTTGCGCCGGAGAAAGTCACCAGCATTGATGATTTGCTGGAGAGAAGACCCGGAGAAAATATGTATTCCGGCAAAACCCCGGCAACAAGGGCAGTTGAGAAGATGGCAGAAGATTTCATTGAACTGCGTGAACAGATTACACGCAGGGAAGAACTCATGTGCGCACAGACCATCTTTACCGGGAAAATTCCTGTTATCGGTGACGGCGTAAATGAAGTGATTGACTTTTCTTTCACAAACAAAGAAGTCATTACAACCGCAACAAAGAAGTGGACAAACAGCGCAAGTGACCCTATCGCAGACTTGAAGAAGTGGCACAAGGCTGTCCAGAAGTCCGGCTTTGTGAACTGCGATATTTGCGTGATGGGCAGCGAGGTTGCAGACGCATTTGTGAACCATGAGAAAGTGCAGAAGCTGCTTGATGTGAGAAATTACAATCTGGCAGTTATCCAGCCCCGCCAGCTTCCAAACGGCGTGACCTATGTTGGCACTATTCATGAACTGGGTATGGACATTTACACATACAATGAATGGTATCTGGACGATTGGACAGACGAAGCGAACCCGGTTGAAAAGCCGCTTGTGCCGGACAACCAGCTTGCTTTACTGTCAACGGGTGCTAATTATTCCATGTATTACGGCGCAATCACCTTGATTGATGAACCTAACGGCAATTTCCGCACCGTTGAGGGAAAACTTGTGCCGGACACTTGGACGAAGCGCAAGCCCGCAAGAAGATTTCTCAATATTTCTTCTGCGCCGCTTTGCGTTCCCCATGATGTTGACAGCTGGTTTGTGGCGCAGCCTATCTGATGGACTTCAAAGCGTTGCTTGCCAGTGACATGAATGTATTTCACAATCCGGCTGAAATGGCACATATAACAAATTTATGGTATCTGGAAAAGTGCTACACGGTCCCGGCAGTCATTGACCACACGGGAGCGGAAGACAGACGAAAGACAGAGAATGACCACGCAGAGGGTATATACCGGGCAAATTGTCTGGTATATATCGCTTTGTGCGATTTGGGATTTGTGCCAAAGAAAGACCGCAATATTGAGATTGAAGAAGCGGGCGCAGTCAATCTGTATAGGATTGAAAAAGCGGATTGTGAAGACGGCGAAATCATTCTTGAATTGGAGTTGATGGACGAATGATTGAAATTACTTCTGAAACCATAGAGAGGGTGGAAACATTACTGGCGGGCGTTCCAAAAGGTGCGGAAAGAGCATTTTCAAACGCAATCAACAGAGGTTTAAGCCACACAAAGACGCAGGCTTTCAAGCAAGTAAAAAAAGTGTACGCAGTAAAGCAGGAAGCATTGACCGCAGC